CTGGAAGTGATAAAATGGGGACATCTAATCAAGTTAATGGGTTAGATAGTACATCAAATAATTTTTGGATTACAGGTGTTCAATTAGAAGTAGGCGAATATACTTCTTCTACTATACCACCTTTTCAACATGAAAGTTATGGAGATAGTTTATCTAGATGCCAAAGATATTTTCAAATGATTGCAGAAGGTAATCAAAAAATAATAAGCATTGCTCATTGGGGTAGTGGAACTGAAGTTGATTTTGTTGTACCCATCCCAACAATGAGAACAAGACCATCATTAGATTATACCACAGGTAATGAATATTGGGCTATTGGAGGAAGTGGTGGTAGCACCAATACTTTAGATAATTTAAATATAAATAGTTGGAGTACAAATTCAAATATTAATCTTTGGACAACAACTGGAGCAGGAGGTACGGCAGGATATGCGTACTATGGATATACAAATAATGCTTCTGCAAAATTAGGATTTACAGCGGAGTTATAATGTTTGAAAATTGTATAATAAAATATGTACAAAGAAATAGTGTAAATGTTTGTATAAGAGTTACTTATCCAAGCAATGGAAATGGAAGTCATAAAGAGTTATCAGTGCCAATTGATAATGAAAATACAGACTATCAAAATATTCTTCAATGGGTAGCAGATGGTAATACAATAGAGGAGGCTGATTAATGGCTTCACAAATTAAAGTAAACGAAATCATCAAGCAGTCTGGATCGTCAATATCTATTGGTGAGTCGGGAGACACGATTACGTTGCCATCAACTGCAACGCTAACTAACTTTCCAACAAACACACCTTTAGTTCAAGCAGGATTTTCTAGTGCTTCTCAATCTATATCATCAGGATCTGACACAGAAATAGTTTACACTGTAGTTACAAAAGAAACACCAAGTGGTAAATTTAGTACATCAACTGGTAGATTTACACCAGGTGTTGTAGGATTTTACTATGTATCTGCTTTAGCAAGAATTAATGGTGGTAATGGAGGAGGAGAGTTTGCTAATTTACAAATAAGAGTTAATGGCTCAGCTTCTACATCTGGATCAGCACAAGGTGCAACTTATAGAAGATATCAAGATAATGGGGAAGTAAACAGTTTTGCCGTTGATTGTATTGTTGAGTTAACAAGTGTAACAGATTATATTTCTGTATACATTTATCAGAATCAAGGAAGTAACCAGACTCTACAAGCTAATCACACTAACTTTACAGCCTACAGGCTTTTAACATAGGAGCATAGATGAGCAGTGAAATAAAAGCAGATAAGTGGTCCCCCGCTAGCGGAACGTCCGCAACGATCGGTGACTCAGGTGACACGTATACCGTACCATCAGGTGTAACATTAGATATAGCATCTGGTGCAACATTTGATGCAACTGGCGCTACGGTTACAGGAATAAGTGGTGGATTGGTTTTAACATCTTCAGGTACAACAAGCGGAAGTGCTAGTAGTATTACTTTAACAAATGCATTTAGTTCAACATATCAAACTTATTTATTAATAATTAATAGGTTACAAACACCAACAGATGACAGTATATTTTTTCAATATGGAGTTGGAGGAACAGCAGATACTTCTTCTGACTCTATTTGGACTATGCTTGGTATGGGAAATGATGGAACAGAATTAAGACATTATTCTCATCAAACAAGTGGGGGTTATGATGATTTTATGCGTATAGGAAAAAATGTTGATGCTGATTCTGATGTTGGTTTTTCTTGTGCTTTATGGTTACATAATCCTAATACTACAAACACTATGAAAATGTATCATGGTACTGTAGCACAACCTTATTCCACAGCAACTAATATAGCTGTTTATTCTGTATCTGGTGCTAAAAATGACACAACACAATTTGATAGTATTAAAATTGGAACTGAAAATGGTTACACTATTAGAAGTGGTGCAACAGTAAGAGTTTATGGAGTAGTTAATGCCTAGTTATAAAAAACAAATAGATGGTGTAGTTTTAGATTGCACAGCAGAAGAAAACGCAGAAATAGATGCAAGAAGATCAAAAATTAAAGATAATAAATTAGCTGACATTAAAGAAATCAGATTAGAAAAATTACAAGAAACAGATTACCATGCTCTACAAGATGTAAGCATGAGCAACGAGATGAAAACTTGGCGTCAAAGTTTACGCGACATTCCTGCCAACCACACGGATGAAGCAGCATATGATGCACTATTAGCAAGAGATTCTGATGGCAACCTAACACACAGCATATGGAGTAAACCGTAATGGCACTAACTAGACTAGGACCGAATCAAGCAGTAAATTTATCTACCAATACTACAGGTACGCTTGGCGTAGCGAATGGTGGAACTGGATTAACGTCTGGTACTACTGATCAAATTTTAAAATTTACAGGTAGTACAACTTTAGCAAGTTCTGCAGAAGCCGCAGGCGGTAAACTTTTACAAACTCAATCAGCTTTATTTACAAGTTCATCAGCACATAACTCAGAAACTTATACAGCTAGTAATTATACTGATCAAATAACTCCAAGTGCAACAAATTCAAAAATATTTGTTTGTTTTAATCTTAGAAGTCATATTTATCAAGCTAGTGGTTCAGAATGTAGAAGTCAATTAGCTATTTATAGACAAATAAATGGTGGTGGCTTTTCTGAATTTTTTCCAGCTAATGCTGGAATTTCTTGGGGTGTAGGAGTTAGTAGTGGCGAAAGAACTATGTACTATACACCACAAATTACTTTTATGGATACAACACATAATACAACAAATGCTATTGATTACACATTATACGCAAGGAGAAACACTTCATCAACTGGTAGTGTAAATGTCGGAGGTAGTTCTGTTCAGGCACAAGTTATACTTATGGAGATTGGGGCATGATTGATTTAATTAAATTATACAAAGCCTTAGAGGTTTTAAAACCTAATGTTCAATGGACTTTAGTAGATGATACTGACAGTACATCATTAACAGAAGATTTATATAATAACATAGGTTGGGTTACTGGTGAAGATAGTAATGGTATTGCTATAACAACTAATACTTGTCCTCATTCAGAAATAAGCTATGCAGCCGTCAAGGCAGAAATAGACAAACTTTAATGACACAGGATGTCAGGAGTGTATAATGACATTCTAGGAGACTAATATATGGCGTTCGGTATTACAACTTTTGCAGAAGCACCTTTTTCGGCACAGGGCCAAAAGAACGCTGTTGTAGCCGTATCAGGGCTGTCTCTTACTTCAGGTCTTGGATCGACAACAATCGGTCTTAAACCAACTATTACAGGATTAAATATTACCTCAGCAGTAGGTAATGTATCTTTACAAAATGTAGCACGTCCTAGCGGTCAAGCAATGACTTCCGCTGTTGGTGGTGTTGGTATCAGTGCAGGTCATGTTATTGAACCAGCAGGTATCGGTGCAACATTAGCACTTGGTTCGCCAACACTTGAAGTTAGCACACATGAATTAATACAAGGTTTAGAATTAACCTCGGCTCTTGGTACACCTGATATAGAAGTCAGCGCTGTAGCGACACCGAGTGGTTTAGCACTGACCTCGGCTCTCGGAACCGTAACACCAGAAGTTGTTGTTCAACCTTCAGGATTATTTATAGGCACATCTCTTGGTGCTACCGTAGAACTCGGTGATGCAAACGTACCATCCAAAGGAATGGAGATCACCAAAGTAGTTACTGTTGTTAGTACAGGTAGTGGTAATAAATACTTTATTGATGGCGTCCAACAAGACACGCTTGAACTTAAAGAAGGTAATACCTATACCTTTGATCAGTCTGCAGCGAGCAACTCTGGACACCCACTTCGTTTCTCTACAACATCAGACGGCACACATGGTGGCGGATCTCAATACACAACAGGTGTTACAACAAATGGTACACCTGGTAATTCTGGTGCTTACACAAGAATTAAAGTAGCGGATTCAGCACCAACATTATTTTACTATTGTACAAATCACTCAGGAATGGGTGGTCAGGCTAATACGCCTGTCAACAATGATTTCCCTGGTCAAGCAGTAACATCAGCATTAGGTACTCCTGTTGTCTCTGCTACAGCGACAGTGCTACCACTTGGACAATCAATGTCCATGTCTCTTGGTACACCAACTCTATCAATCAGCTCAATTGCTGCACCAACAGGGCTTCTATTAACCACGGAACTCGGCACACCAGCGATATATTCTTGGCGAGAAGTTGATGACTCTGAAACTTCAACATGGACAGAAGTTGATGATAATGCTACAATGAACTGGTTAGACGCAGCATAAATTATGAGTACATATTCGACACGACTAAAAATAGAATTAATTGGATCAGGAGAGCAATCTAATGCTTGGGGTAATACCACTAACAATAACTTTGATCAGGTATTTGAACAATCAATTGCTGGTGTTTACAGCAAAAACTTAGGTTCAGCTTCTAGTCCATACACACTAACAACGGGTAACGGCCCACAGACACAAGCAAATAACGAAGCAAGACAAGCAGCAATCGTCTTTACAGGTCATAGTAGTGACTTTATTATACAGTTTCCTGCTGTAGAAAAATTATACTTTTTACGTAATGCAAGTGCTTCAAATAAAATTACAGCAAGACTTGGATCATCAGGTAATACATTTGTTCTTAATCCATCAAGAAACGTTTTTTTAACAACAGATGGTACGAATTGGTTTGAATTACAAACACAAGGTAGTGATTGGTTAACAAAAACAGGTACCTATACAGCTTTTGCTGGTGATAAAATATTTGTCAATACGTCTAGTTCTGCTTTTACTATTACATTACCAGCTTCTCCAAGTGTTGGTGATGAAGTAAGATTTTTAGATTTAGCTAATACATTTGATTCAAACAATTTAACCGTCGGTCGTAATAGTGAAAAGATTGACGGAGCAACATCAGATTTAACAGTAGCAACAGAAGGTGCTGCTTTTGCGTTGGTCTATTCGGGATCAACCTATGGATGGAAACTACTGGAGAAATAATATGGCAACTTATGCATCTATTCGATATAACTTTTCTGGCACAGGTTTAACAGGTGTCAATAAAACAGCAAATAACCTAAGTGATGTAGCTAATAAAAGCACAGGTAGAACTAATCTCGGTGTAGCAATTGGTAGTGATGTTCAAGCTTTTATTTCTGCAACTGCAGGAACCAATGCTAACGGTGCAAGAACTGTAAGCACATCAGCTCCGAGTGGCGGAACTAATGGCGATATTTGGTATCAATATAGTTAATGTCTAATGACAATATATGTTAAAGATGGTGGAGTTTGGCGTACACTAGATAGAGTCTATGTACGTGATGGAACATCTTTTACAAATCAAACTATTAATAATGTTTATGTAAGACATTCTGATGAATGGAAAACTGTTTTTGTTATTTTTGAAACACCAACTACTTTTACAACAGGATCTTCGGGATCGGTAGCTGTTCCTTCTTTAGCTAATGCTATACATATAAAACAAGCTGTAGGTGGTGGCTCTGGTGGATACAGAGGTGCTGACTATGATAAAGCTGGTGGTGAATCAGCAGGGCCAGGTGGTGCATCTGGTGCTTATATTTCTGACATGGTATTTAACGTATCAGGTGGTGAAACATTAACAGTAAATGTTGGCTCAGGTGGAGCTGCAGGTACAGGTACATATTCAGGTAACTCAGGACCAGGAGGTAATACTTCTATATCAGGATCATCTTCAGGTGCTTTATTTACTTTAGGTGGTGGAGGTGCTGTCTCTGTTTCAGGGGGAGGTGTTCAAGGACCTCTTCGTACAAACAATGCTAGTACAGCAGGAGCAAGATCTGGTTTTGCAACTCCAAGGTCTTCAGGGACAACTGTAGATGGTTTAAATATTACAAGTTTTCAATCAGGACCAAGAGGTGCTTTTAATCAACAAGGAGACGGAGCAGCAGGAGCGAATCCTGGAAACTGTTCTGGTGATAACTGCACGATTGGTGGTGGTGATGGTGGCGATCCTTATGGTGGTGCTGTTACATCTGGTGGTACAGGTGGTGCCAATGGTAATACTGCTGGAACGGCTGGCACGCAAGGTGGCGGCGGTGGAGGAGGAGGCACAGAGCCTGGATCTTCTGTTGGTGGCGCTGGTGGTGATGGTGAATTAATTTTTAGATTTTTAAGGATTGCATAATGTTGACAAAATTAAATATAGCTCCTGGTATAGATAAACAAGATACAGAATACGGTGCAGAAGGTCGTTGGACCGATGCACAAAATGTACGATTTCATTATGGCTTGCCACAAAAAATAGGTGGCTGGACAACAATTATTACAGACACACTTATTGGTGTTGCAAGAGATCAACACACATGGACAGATCTCAATGGTGTACGGTACGCGGCCATCGGCACAGATAGAAAATTATATATCTACACAGAGGGTACAGCGTATGATGTAACACCTATACGTCGTGGTCCTACATCTTTAACAAATCCTTTTACAACAAATGGCACTAACAACGTTACTGTAGCGGATACAGGACATGGTGCTATACAAGGTGATTTTGTAACCTTTGATTCTTTCTCTGCCATTGACGGCTTAGATATGAATAATGAATTTGAAATTACGTCTGTTACTAATGCAAACGCTTATGTTGTAACACATACAGGTACAGCATCTGGATCTACGTCAGGTGGTGGTGGTTCAGGTAATGCAAATTATCAAATAAGTATTGGACAAGAAACATCGACATATGGTTATGGTTGGGGTACTGACGCATGGAACGTTGATGCTTGGAACACACCAAGATCTACGTCTACTGTAACGATTGATGGTCGTAACTGGTCTTTTGATACTTTCGGTGAAGATTTAATTGCTACTGCACACAAAGGTAAAACTTTTCGTTGGGATACGTCATCAGGTACATCTACTAGAGCTGCTGTTATTACACAAGCTCCTACAAGTTCACGGTTTAATCTTGTTTCTATGCCAGATAGACATGTCTTTTTATTTGGTACAGAAACAACTGTTGGTACGGCTTCTACGCAAGATGATTTATTCTTGCGGTTTTCCTCCCAAGAAGACTTTACGGATTGGACACCTGCTGCAACAAACACGGCAGGGTCCTTCCGTATTCAAGATGGATCAAAAATTGTAGCAGCAGAAAGATCACGTAACGCTGTATTAGTATGGACAGATACATCTTTACATGCACTGCAATTTGTTGGTGCACCTTTTACTTTCTCTCTTGTTCAGTTAGGTGGTGGATGCGGTGCTGTTGGCGTACACAGTGCTGTTGATATTAATGGTGTTGCGTATTGGATGTCACAAAACTCTTTCTTCTTATATGATGGTAGTATTAAAAAACTACCTTGTTCAGTGCAAGATTTTGTTTTTGAAGATTTTAGCGCGGCTCACCAACCAGAAACATTTGCAGGTGTAAACTCAGAGTTTAATGAGATTACGTGGTTCTATGCTTCTGCTTCTTCAAATTATTTAGATCGTTCTGTCACGTATAACTATTTAGAAAAAACGTGGTACACCAATACATTAGCAAGGACAACATGGACAGATTACGGTGTCTATCAAGAACCTTATGCAACGTTGTATAGTCCTACGGCTACAGCAACAACACCTACAGTTCTTGGGTTAACAAACGGAGCTACTACTTATTATCAACATGAAACAGGTAGTAATGATAATTTATCTGCTATGACGGCTTTTATACAGTCAGGCGATTTTGACATACAAGATGGACAACAGTTATTACATATTAGTCGTGGTATACCTGATTTTAAAAACCAAGTAGGAGATGCAACAGTTACTCTTAATTTTAAGACCTATCCTAACTCTAGTTCATCAACAACTGTATCAAGAACAGTTAGTTCTACAACGACAAAATTTGATACACGTGGTAGAGGTAGACAAACAAATTTAAAAATTCAAAGCACAGCACTTAATGCAGACTGGCGATATGGTACACTGCGTTTAGATGTGCAACCAGATGGAGGCAGATAATGGCTAAAATAGCAACAACAAGATTACCAGATGCAACACCTGAGTACGAAGAAACACAATTTAATGCTCTTATTCGTATTCTAGAACAAATTACACAACAGTTAAACTTTGGTTTTCAACAAGATATAAAAGACGAATCAACGGCTAGGAGCTGGTTCCGTGTCTGATATTTTTATTAGTAGATCAGCAGTGGGCACAGGTAGTGCCGTAGCAACATATACAGTGGCAACAGCTAACTCAGGAGCCGTGCCTCCCGTACCACCGACCACGGCCATTGTTAAAAGTATTCGCTTATCAAATCAAACAGGTGGCGCGGTAACAACAACAGTATCTGCTTTTGATAACAGCGCTTCTGATAGAGAGATACCATTGTATTTAGCCAGTTTAGCAGATGGTTCCGAAATAGAAGTATTATCTGATGGTGTTCCTATTGTATTAGAACAAGGAGATGCTATTAAGTTAACAGGATTAAACGTAAGAATACTAATTAGTATAATGGAGATAACGTAATGTCAGAAATAGGTAAAAAAGTACAAGACGCTGAAGTTATTGGTCACGAAATAGTAGACGGTAATAAAGTTCCTGTTTTAAAACCAGAGGTTTGGGAAAAAGTATATTGTAGTAATTGCAGTAATGAAGTTGATTCTGAAGAACTAGCAACAGGTAATTGTAGCGACTGTGGTAATCCTTGGGCTTCTACAAAGACCAAAGATGTTACCATTCGCGTTGTTAAAATGCCTGACGTTTTTGGATCGGGAGGAGAACTTTAGTTCTTCTTGCAATCGCAATTACCTTCACAGTGACTTGTTTTGTCTTTCTGATGTTTCTCTAATTCTCTCTCTACGATCATTAAACGTTCATGATAGCGCCCCACCTTGTCAGCGAGGACAGCTACGGCTTTTAGTACTTCTTGATTTTCCATATTGTCTCCTGTGATTTTGTATTTTGGTGAGAACCTAATTTAAACATATTTTCTCTCCAATCAATATTCTTTTTTAAAAATGTTTTCTTGACAAGCTATTCGTGTTCTGCGTAGTCGACTGTTAGGTATTCTATCTTTGTAACCCAACCTTTTGGTATAGCTATAGCTCCGCCGCCAGATACTTCGTCTTTATCTTTACTATATGATCGCATAATGATTACTTTCTCCTTGTTATTATGTATTAACCAGCCAACTTCTTGACATGTTGCTAAAGGAGCATTCATAACGTCCTTTATATCTAACCAACCTGTCTCTGTATCACGGGCATCTAACCACGTAACACGGACCATGGGCACTTTCTTAATGTCAAAGTTCATATTTCTGATTGCACATTACATGATTTTTGCCTATAATCATATGATTAAATAGGCTTACTCTCAAGATTAGCCTCCTTGCCTTTACAATCACATAAATTGCAGTTTATAAGGAGATTATGCTAAAAGGATTAAAAGGGATTTTAGAAAAAGGATTGCAGATTGCAGCGCCTATTATTGGTGGATCTATGTTCGGCCCATTTGGAGCAGCAGCAGGATCAGGAATAGCATCCCTATTATCAGGAAATAAATTAAAAGATGCAGCTATGGCGGCAGCTTTTACAGGAGCTGGTTCTAAGTTTGGTTTTTTACCAGGTGGTGATGGCACGAGTTTATCTGCGCAAGGAAAGCCATTAACTTTTACAAATGTTCTTAATAACATGAAAGATTTTGCTCTAGGTCCACAAATTTCAGAAGGACCTGCAAATAAGTACACCACAAGAAAAGGTGGTATATTCGACAAAACAGTAGACTTTCTTGGAAAAAAATCAGGTAAAGAGGGTGATGGTCCTTCAATAGGTGGACAACTTTTAGCAACAGGTTTACCAGCTATCTTATCTTACATGGCAGCTGTAGAAGACGCAAAAAAACCAGGTCCTCAAGATGCAAGTGAATATATGAGTGCAACAGATAAATTTTATGGTGGACAGTTTGCAAGACCACCAGAGGACAGAAGAATTAAAAATTTAAATTATCAAGGTATTGGTGGTGACGGTCAACCTATTTATGCAAATCAAGGTGGTATCATGAACGCACAACAACCTGTTCAATATTCAGCAATGACAGGTCAAGGTATTATGGGTATGGCAAAAGGTGGAGATGTATTTCCAAGAAGAACAGGTCAAATAGAGGGGCCTGGAACAAAAACAAGTGATTCAATTCCTGCTATGTTAAGTGATGGTGAATTCGTTCAACGAACAGATGCTGTTAATGGTGCAGGTGTTATGATGGGTGCAACAAATGCAAGAGAAGCAAGAGAAAAAGGAGCAGATTTTATGTATGCATTACAAGATAGACTTGCTAAAATGGGTCAGAAGGTAGCGTAATGGCAACACAAACATCAACACAAATAGCTAGAGAAGCACCATTTTTAGAAGATTATAGACGTCGATTATTAGACGGTGCTTTTACTTTAGCAGATCAGCCTATTCAACAAGAAAAAAGAGGAATAGCAGGTTTTGCACCAACAGAAGCAGGAGCATTTTTAGAAGCATCAAGACAAATGGGTATTGATCCTACGACAGGACAACGTACAGGCGTAGCATCTTTTGAACCTTTTATACAACAAGCACAAGCAACAATGGGTCTTGGTATACCTTCGTTACAACAAGCACAAGCACAGTATGATCCAGCAACGGCTAATACACAATCATTCATGAATAAGTATCAAGCTGATGTTACACAACAAGCATTAAAACAATTAGATGAAGAAGCAGCTAAAGCGAGTGCACAATTAGCAGGGCAAGCAACAAAAGCAGGTGCGTTTGGTGGTGCAAGATACGGTGTGCAACAAGCAGAGCTGGCAAAGAATTTACAAGACATAAAATCAAAAAGAATATTTGAAGATTTATCTAAAAACTTTTTACAAGCACAACAAGCATCAATTGGTACAAGTGAGGCAGCAAGAGGTAGACAATTACAAGCAGCTCCTGTGTATGGTCAACTTGGTCAAGGCATTGGTAATTTAGGTGGACAACAGTTTGGTCTTGGTCAACAAGGCATTCAAAGTTTACTAAGTGCGGGTCAAACTCAACGTACTAGAGATCAAGCGGTTGAAGATGAGTTGTTTAGATTTAGAACAGCGGCGGCTCAAGAACCACGAACAAGATTAGGATTTACAGCAGATATATTAGCGGGTGTACCTTCTATTCAACAAACGGTTACTCAACAGCCAATACCGTATACTAATCCTTTAGCAGCAGCAGTCGGAGGAGGTCTAGCAGGTCTTGGTGGCTTAGGT